CAGGGCTTTAGCCGGATGGAAGACCGGCAGGGTACCCGCTTTGAAAGCACTTTCAGCAAGAATCAGATCCGTAAAATTTGGGACATATGAGCATAGAATCTAATCTGGCAACCGAGTATTCGATGGGTAATGGGGGCTTCCAGCTCGTGACCTCTACCGCGTTGACCACTGGCCCATTCGTTGCGATCACCACGATTGCCGCAACAACCTTTACCTCGATCACCGGTAATGGAATCAGCGGCACTTGGTCCGCAGTGGCTATCCCCGCTGGCATTACGCTTCCCGGGCCGATCACAAGCTTCCAGATTTCCAGTGGTCAGGTGGTTGCGTTCAACGGAATCATCAGCTCCTAACCGTGACACTCGCTCTCGGAACACGATTGGCTTCGAGTGGGTCTGGCGGAAACGTCACGCCCGTCGATCCGCCTGTCGAGAGACGCGCTCTTGTTACCGAAGATGCACAGCCGCTTACTTTAGAGTTAATAACGGACTACATTGTGATATCAGATGGGACATTTGAAAGCATAGTGATTGAGGATGGCTCTACATTTTTAACACAAGAAGACTTGGGAAAACTAATCTTAACAGTTAACTAATATGGCAGACGTAAAAATCACAGCCTTAACGGCCATTTCAGCTAATCCGGTTAATCCGGCAACCTTCCCCATGCCAATGGTGGATCTGCTGGATAACACCATAACCGCGAGCGGCACCACTAAGAAGGTAACCGTCAACCAGATCCTAGGCTCCGGCGGCACCGCCACCCTCGCTTCCGCCACCATCACCGGCGCGGCTACGGTGGGGACGACGCTGGGTGTGACTGGTGTTTCGACACTTGCATCCGCTGTTGTTACCGGCGATCTGACGGTGGACACCTCGACGCTGAAGGTTGATGCGACAAATGATCGGGTGGGTATTGGTACGGCGACACCGATTGCTGGTTCAAAACTTGATGTTCGCAGTGCAATTGGAACTGGAACAGACATTCAATCGCTGGCTGTGATTGATACATCTCCTCTTGCCATTAATAACGGCGGCGGATTGAGCATGGGTTATGTTTTCCAAGCTCCAAGCACGGTGATTGGCCGTGCGGGATACATTAAAACAATCAAGGAAAACGCTACGGACAATAATTACGCCAGCGCAATGGTGTTTGGTGTTACCGCAAACGGAGTGGCAACTGCTGAACGGATGCGGCTCGACTCCACTGGCAACGTAAAAATAGCCAACGGCAACGTAGTGATGACTACGTCCGGCACCGGCATCGACTTCTCCGCTGTTACCGGCGGAACCGGAACGGCCACTGCGAACGTACTGAACGATTACGAGGAGGGGACGTTTACGCCGACTGTGATTGGAACCACGATCGCTGGAACAATTGGGACTTATTATGCCAACACAGGAAGATACACTAAAGTAGGAAGGCTTGTAACCGTTCAAGTTTATCTTGCTTGGGGTGGTGGAACAGGTGCAACTGGAGACCTTGCTTTTGCAGGGCTTCCTTTTACAACTGGAAATATTGCAAACAATTACACAAGCGGCACAATTGGATACTTCTCTAACATTGCTTTAACCGCATCCAATTTTCCACTTCTTTTTGCAAGCCCTAATTCAATTAGTTTTTTATTGTATCAATCTCCTGTTGGAGGCGGCGCAATAAGTACCGTTCCTTATGATGATAATGGGGGCATTATGTTTACTGCAACTTACTTTACAGCCTAACCCTATGCTAACAGAACGCACCATCTTCTCGCTCTGCGAGGTTCTCCCTTCAACCGTCCTTCAGGTTCGACTAGCGGACCAGATCGTCGATGGAGAAGCCGTGAAGGCTTCCACATTCCGCCGCTACTGTCTCGCTCCCGGCTCAGACCTTGCGGGTCAGCCCGAGCAGGTCGTAGCAATTGCCAACGCTGTCTGGACTCCTGCCGCTGTCGCAGCCTACGCCGCCGCTCAAACCCCTAGCCCCGCTATCCAATGATCGTACCAGTCAACATTGTCGCAGTGCAGTGCAACCAGAACAACTCGCTGTTCGTGACGACCGGAATCGATTACGACAGCGACGGCGCGGTTGTCGGTTCCGAGATTACCTCGCAGTATACGCTGAACCCCGGTGACTCGCTGGAAGGCCAGCCGACCGAGGTGGTGAATATCGCCGATGCGTTGTGGACTCCGGCGGTTGTCGCGGCCTACAAAGCGGCGAATCCGGTGGTTGAAGCCGTCCAGCCCACCGAGTAATGGAACCAACAAACAGCAGCACCAGCCCTGGACTCAGCCTAGCAGCAGCGGCAGGTGCCACCGCTGTTTCGTTTATTCCAATCCTCACCGACTGGGTTAGATTGATTACCGCTGTGATTGGTCTTGTCTGCGCCTGCTACGGAGCCTATAGGCTGTTCAAATCCAAATGAAAAACACGAAAACAACTCTCGCCGGTGTAGGTGCAATCCTCGTTGCTGTTGGTGGTGCCTTACGGGCTGCCTTCGACGGTGATGCCAGCACCAATATCGACATCGCCTCGACTATCGCCGCGGTCACTGCTGGCCTCGGCCTGATCATGGCCAAAGATGCCGACAAGACCGTCATCGACCCCAAGGCGTGAACTGGATCTACCAGATCCTGCGAGCTGTTCTCGACTTTCTAAGAGCAACACCACCCACCGATGTGCAACATGGCAAAGCACCTAATGATCTCAAGAATGATCTGGCTGCTCGTGTTGCCGATCTGCCTGGGTTGCCAGCAGACGAAGGTGGTCCTGGTCCCTTCCGGTGATCCGGTGATGCTGGCCAAGCCTACAACGGCCAGCGTCTACGGATTCGACAAAGATAAGAAGTTGGTGGGGCCATCCAAGGTAGTTCTGCCGGCAGGTTGGTATGTACTTCCAAAGCAATGAGAACCGTCACCTACGACTATGTCCTGCAACGTGCCTGTGAGCTCACTGGGCGCGTTTTCTCATCGCTAACGACCGAGGAGTCCAATCTCTTCCGCACGTTCATCTCCATGTCATTACGGAGCGCCTGGGAGTGCTTCAATTGGCCCGAGCAGACCGTGTATCAGCAGGAGTATTTTGCGCCCAACTACAGCGCGGCGCAGGTCTACTCCGGTGGCATGGTGGTCTACTACCCCACCGAGCAGAAGTACTACCAGTATGTTGGTGCGCTAGGTTCCAACAACCCTCCCACACTCAACGGCCCTGGAGGCACTCTGAACTCGCAGTTCTGGGCGCTGGCACAGCCGAGCTACGGCAGCACTGCGACCTGGGATACGACCACCACCTTTAATGTTGGCGACATCGTGCTGTATCCTGAGGACCAGGAATACTACCAGCTCTGCGTAGCCGCTGCTCCTGGAACTGTTCCCACCGACGCCACCTACTGGGGACAACTGAACAAGTTCCTTCGATACGTCAACCAGCAGACCAACCCAGATGGGACTACCCGGGCTGTTCAGATCGGCGAGACCTTCTCGGTATGGCCTGCCGATCCTCGGATCACCTGGCGCCAACAGGAGCCAGCCTACACGCTCACCGACGATGGCATCTTGGTGGGTGAGCAGCTCCCGTTTGTCTGGATTGAGTTCCGCAAGAGCCCTCCGCTGCTATCGACTGCCGGCGAGGCTACCGCCTATGCTTTCCCCTATCGCTTCTGCGAGGTGTGTTCGCTCAAGGCCGCCGGCCAGATGCTCCGGGTAGATGGCAAGGTCGACCTGGGCAACACTTTCCTTGAGCTCGGTGAGGTTGAACTGACCAAGGAGATCGACAAGGTGGCTCTTCAAGAGAAGTATGTGCGCCAGATAATTGTCCCAGGCCGATAATATGCCCGACTTACCCGAGATTATGTCGGTCGACGATGGCTTTAAGGGAGTCATCTCACGCCTAGACCCCGCCCAGGTGCCGGCGCAATACGTCAGCCAGGCCATCAACCGGATCTTCCAGAATCAGCTCATCACAAACAGGTGGGGCATTGTGCAGCCCAAGTGGGGCGGTAAGTGGACTACTGCAACCAGGACGGTCACGGTCACTTCCAACTCAGCGGCAACGCTAGGAGTTAGCGGACCATTAATCCCTGCTGGTTCAATCGTTTGCTCCGATCAGAGCGCAAACGCACTGGTGTTTCCTAATGGCACTAGGTGCATTCTGGACGACAACACCAACGTCGTAATGTCGACGGCGGCAATTTCATTTGGTGGCGCTCCAGTAAACAAGAACGTCCAGTTCTACGGTTCTACCACAGCCTTCACCGACATCCTCGGTGTGCTGCCTTTCCGCGATCCTGATACCGGCTACCAAGCCCTAGTTGTGGCCACCAACGAGGCCCGTACATTGGCAACAGAAGATGGCGGTCAGGGCCGGATGTATCTGGTACGACCCAACCAGTCGCACCTGGAGATACCGCTAAACGGGCACGACATCTACAGCCCGGTGCGTTTGATGCAGGCCACCAATGCGGTGGTGATGTTGAGGCCCGGGAATGCCCGGTACTATTTCACCGGTTTGGACGTCAATGTGGCCAACAAGACAGTGACTCTCAATGTCTCGCCAGACATGGAGTCCGGTGACCGAGTAATCATCAGCCAGATTGGCACCTCTCCAAACCTGTGGAGCATCCCTGGCACCAGCACGGTTGCAGGGGAGGGCTTCGGGATGTTTGTGAACGTAAAGGCTGCCGGCGTTTGTACCCTGCACCTTTCCAAGGCCACCGCACAAAATGGTACGAACCCTGTCACTTTGAACAGTGGTTTAACATCGTCCAACCGGTACTACTTTGAGCTTTCAAACAACACCACCGGGTACGAGGTGACGCAGGGCGTCAGCGACTTTTACAACGATGGCCTGCCTCTCATAATGGAGGCATCAGCGCCTGCAGGTATTCCTGTCTCGGCTTTGGATAACGGTTTCAACCGGATTGCATCGGTGAATGCTATCGTAGCTTCATCAACTGCTGACGACACGATTACGGTTCCGAACCATCCGTTTGTTGCTGGTGATCAGGTGACCATCAGCAATGTCACGGCGGTGTCTCCTTTCAACGGGATCTACTACGTATTCCCAACCGACAAGAACTCGCTGAAATTGTTCAGCGGATCTTCCGAGGAGCTTGATTCGCTCAACACGGCAGCAGTCGCTACCATAACCGCAACCACCGGCGCAGTTACTGCAACCGGGACAGCAGTTGTTGCAAGCGGATCGGTTACTTCAATCACTCTTGGAATCGGTGGTGCTGGTTACACCACAGCTCCGGGTGTTTCATTTTCAGGCGGAGGAGGAGTTGGCGCTGTGGCTACAGCAACCGTCTCTGGAGGCAAGGTTACTGGGTTTACCGTAGTAACACCTGGAACAGGGTACACTTCGCCTCCAACGGTAACAGTTGTCGCTCCTGCTGGCTCAGGTGTAACCGCCTTGACCATCGTGAATCAGGGCGCTGGCTACGTGACCGCACCAACCTTGGCAATAGCTGGAGTAACCGGCGCAACCGCAACGGCTACCATTACTGATGGCAAGGTGACATTGGTCACCATTACCAACCCTGGCCATAGCGCTACGTCAGCGGTTGTGACAGCATCAAAACCATCGACTCTCACCGAGATAACTTCGGACTTCATTGTCGGTTCAATCAAGAAGTCCTCTGCCTCCGGTGCCAACGTGCCTGCTGGCCGTGAAGGGCTTTATTTTCAAAACCGTCTGCTGTTGCTCTACGGTCCCGACTACCTGGCAGTGTCCGACGTGCTGGATCCGCTGCACTACAGCCCGATCCTGAATGAGTTCAAGCTCAACACCGGTGCCAATGACGCTGTAGTGGCCCTGTACCCGTTCAATACGACCACGTTGATCATCTTCAAGGAACGCAGCATTCTTGCTGTAGAGAACCTCTACGGCGACTTGTCGACCACAAGGCTCACCGAGGTCACTCGGGAGTTTGGATGCGTCAGCCAGGCGTCTATTGCGTCCACTGGGTCAGACATCTTATTCCTGAGTCAGCGCGGTGTGATCTCAATGAAGCAGACCGAGTTTGGCATCAGCCAATCGGTAGTGCTACCGCTGTCGGATCCGATTCAGGATGTCATCGAAGAGATCGACCAAGTAAACTGGGAAAAGTCATGTGGGGCCTATTTCAACAACCGGTACATCCTGAGCGTGCCGGTGGAAGGTGGCGACGGGACAAACCAACGCACCCTAGTCTACAACTTCCTCAATCAGGCGTGGGAAGGTTACTGGGAAGGCTCGCTGCTTGTTCCACGGTATTACACTCGTCTGGTGGTCGCTGGCACAGACACGCTCTGCTGGGCTGATAACAGTGGGTTCATCCACAACTTCGACTATCAAGCACTGCAGGACCGCAATCGTGTAGGCACGATCCAACAGATTGCTACCTCGGTCTATTTCCGGGGCCATGCAGGTGATAACAACGTCGACCACAAGCAGTGGACCAACCTGCAGTTTGAGTTTGCCTCATGGAATCCGACTTATTCCATCACGGCCAACTTTGACGGCGTGAATGAGTCCTACCCGATTGCCACTAACGAGACCAAGAGCCGCACGGCCTACTACATCTATGGCAGCGGAACCTACGTCACCAACAACTCCGGGAACAACTTCCTCGACCCATATCGCGAGGATTACTCTACACTGCCAGGTATTCGATGTAACACTGCCGGATTCCAAGCGGGGCTTGTACAATCGTTCACGCAGAAGGCTCGCCTGCGCCGCCACTCCATTACCATGCAGCCTGTGGTTACCACTACCACCGGTGCGTTAAACATTTACAGCGTCAAATCCATCGCAATCCCTTTCCGACTCTACGGCAAAACCGACGTCTAACCTATGCCACTCTTTGTAACAGTCACCCCAGGCACCACCGTCTCAGCCTCCACCACGCTGGATGCGTCCACGCTCAACCTGCTAGGCACGCCCAGTGTCGACGTCACCGGCACGGTAGATGGCGGGTCTGTATCAATCACTAATGGATCGGTTCCGCTCGCATCTTTAGTGGCTCAAGCAAACGCCACAATTGTCGGCAATGGATCTGGAGCCAGCAACAGCCCGGTAGCGTTGGACGCCTCAGCAGACTTTACGTTCAATGCAACCACAATGGTGATTAAAGACGATGCTGTTACATACGCAAAGATGCAGAATGTTTCAAACGACAATCGTTTGCTAGGACGAGCAGGCGGCGGCACTAGTGTAGCAGAACTGACTGTCGGATCAGGCCTTCTGCTTTCCTCAGGAGAGTTAAGCGGCCCAAATGTTGCTATAAATACAGTGCTTAGTGCTCCAGCAACTGGAATTGAAGTAAAATTCGTAAGAGCAGACGCAGTAACAATAAGCGATCTTACGACAGCCATAACAACACGGGCAGCAAATTCAAAGGTACTCGTATCGTTTAATATTTCATATTCAATTTCATCTAACATTAAAGCTTGTTTCATTCTTACAAGAGCTATTGGTGCTGGACCTGACGTAGAATTAGCTGTTCCTTCAAGCCCAGGTAATCGTATTTACGGAATAAGATCATTAAATTTTATAGATAACACATTTCAAGCCAGTGATTGTATCCAATTTCTTGATTCACCAGGATCTGTTGGTGTTATTACATACAAACTAAAAATCTACGGAGCCATTCCTATAGCACCAACAGCTACTACTGGATTTTTTCTAAATAGAACACCTGCTGATTCAACTGCAACACCTCCGGCTTCGCTTCTTTCTACACGCGCCACCTCCCAAGTAATCCTGCAAGAGATTTTCGCTTGATCCCCCTCATCACAGATTACCTGCTGCACAAGCTGCCGGACAGTTTCCAAGGCTGGACCCGTGAGGCTGTGGAAGACTATGTGATGTTTCATGCCGAGCAGGGCACGCTCAAGGTAGCCCTGCAGGACGGGCACGTTGTCGCTGTGCTGGTAGGCTGGAGGCAGATGGGGCCAGAGCCTAAGGAGTGGACCTGGCAGAAGTCCGATTCCAATGGCGACCATTGGTACTGGCACCAGTTCGCTGCCGATTGCGCACTATTCGCGATGGCGGTGGCGGCTAAGTTCTTTCACGACAGGCCTGAATCAGCAATTCTTCCGGCCATCGGTCATCGAAACGGTAAACTAACCACCTACAAGAAAGGCTCTATGCCGATCTATAAGGTTGCCAATAAAAAATATGGGAGGAGTTAACGCACCAGCAGAACGGAACTACGCACAGGAGACTGCAGAAACTCTCAAAACTCAGCTTGCGTTAGCGCCTGAGAAGTATGCTGCCGAGGCTAAGTATGCCCCGCAGTACCAGAAGCTGCAGCTCGACCTGCTTAGGTCTGCGACCCCAGAGCTGCTGCAGCTCTACAGGGATCAAATATCGCCGGCCATGAGCGAGGCCGAGGCTGCCTCACGCTCTCGTGCCCGTGCCGGCGACATTGCCGACATTGGGACTCTCGGTCCCCAAGCGCGTGCTGCCATCAAGGCCGCCTCGCCACAACAGGCAGCACTGGCTGACAGTCTTACCGCCCAGGCTCAATCCGGTCTCAACGCTGGCTCCCGGCTGACGCCCGAGCAACAGCGCCAGGTCGAACAGCAGACCCGAGGTTCCTTTGCCGCCCGAGGCCTCGCAGGAAGCCCGACAGCCGGCCTACAGGAGGCTGTGCGCTCACAGCTATCTGGAGCCGGAATGCAACAGCAACGCTCTCAGCAGGCCATGGGAGCCCTCGGAGCATCCCAAGGCGTGTACGGTGACGTGTTCCAACAGGTGTTGGGCAGGCCGTCACAGGCATTTGGTGCTGGCCAAGGCTTCATTGGCCAGGCCCAGGGATTCAATCCGGGTCAACTTTTCAACCCCGAGTCGCAGTACGCCGCCAACCTGATTGGTGGTAACCAGCAAGCAACACTGGCTGCACGTACTGCCACTGCCGCAAACACGTCTTCAATGATTGGCGCAGGATTATCAGCACTATGATCTACGGATACCCAGGAGCTCTTCAGCAAGGCAACCCATACGGAATGGGCGGCGGGATGTCCCAGTTCGCACCTCCAATGCCTCCGATGATGTCTGGCACCGGTTACGGCGCACAGATGCCTAACGGAGCCAACACCGTGGGGGAAGTGGAAGCCCAGCGCCGTCGCCTCAAGGATCTCGGTCTAGATGACACGATGATCGACGATGCTCTGAAGTTTAAGTCTGGGTTGTATGAGCAGCGGGATCAAATGAAACAAGATTTTCGTGAATCACTCTTTGGATCTCCAAAGGATGAAAAGAATCCAGAAGGTAAACCTGGTCTAATTTATCAAACCGGAAATGCAGCCGTAAGCGGCCTCAAAGACACCGGAGCTGGCATGGCTGCAATTGCCAGGGACGCCGGCGCTGGCATTGTTCAATACGGTAAATCCTTGTGATCCATCGATTCCAGCGTTGTGTTGGAATCAGGCTGTTTCGGGTTGGCTCCTGGCAGCTTGAGGCCTGGTGCTGCCCTGCTGGAGAAGTCATTCCTTCGCACACACACCAGTCATTCCGCTCCCGGATCATCCATGTCCTGGGGAGGATGCGTTGGACGATGGGCGACAAGTCCAAGAGTGTCAGCACCTGGCACTGTGGCTGGTCTAAGCCAGTGCCTGCCGGTGTGAGTCATTCAGCGGTGGCAGACACTTTTTCGGTGTTCCTGAACCTAGAACGGTGGCAATCCCGTCCAACATCTGCTGCAATTGACTTCCATCAATGAACGTCAAGATCCTTGCGACGTGCAGGAAGCTGGAGTTGCTGCCGGCAGCCACGCTTGTCTTTAAAACCCTGCGCACGGGCTTTCCTGACGCAAAGGTCACTGTCTACATCAACGCCATCCCGGAGGCTGTAGATGCCATCCGAGAGGCTGCAGTGGGCTGCACAGTGGTCGAGGTTGAAACCATCCATCACAAGTGGATTGAATCCTTGGTTGCCATGGAGAACGAGCCGTTCTTCATCTGCGACACCGACATAGTTTTCTGGAAGAAGTTCGACCAAAGCAACCTCATCGGCTCCCACATTGTCGGGACATTGACGCCAAGGTTCAGGGATCCCTTCTCAAGGTGCGTGACAATGGAACGGCTGCACACCTGCCTGCTGTACATCAACCCGTCGCTGGTTCGCAAACGCATCGCACGATGGGACGCAATGTGCCCCAACTCGGTGTTCACTCCGAAGGCAAATCTGTTCTATCCGCTGGTCATGCCTACCCCATTCGGGAACACGTTCTACGACACGCTGGCGCTTCTCTACAGCGCGATAGGAGGGACGTTCTTTACCGCTGATCAGATTGCTTCCTTCGACCATCTGCACTGCGGGACATGGGTTGATCTCATTGAGTCATCTATGCCCGGGATGAGCGGTCTGCATAAGTCTGTGTTCAACGATCAGAATGCGGCAAAAGGACTGAGGTCGATGCAAAACGAATTTTACAAACGAAATGCCTGCTGAAATCAAAGACATCGGATCCATCTATGCCGAAGCAACTGCAGGGAGCGAAGCTGCACGCCAATGGCTTGCTGCCTGGCACTTCTACTGTCACGCCATTGATGACCTGGTTGACGGGGACGTTGTGCTCAACACCGAGTCGATGCTGGACCTGCTGATACAGGCCAATTCACTGTACTCAATGCCGTTCTACATTGAGCACGGGATCAGGCTGGCACCTATGGTTGCCCAGGTAACGAGCACCTACGCCGACTCTGTGGCTTGGGAAAAATCAGATATCGAATGGAAGGCTCGGATTGCCGATGTTATTCGTTGCTGCGGTAACGACATGGTTTTGCAGGTGGCCTGGATCCTTGGAGGATACCCAAGGATGCGAGCCATCAGCCTAAGTCTTCGCGAGGCAGCATACCATTCTCAGCACTCATAGTTATGGCCACTTACAGCTACTCTACACCCTACACAGGCCAACAAGTGGCCACTCTACCTCCTGGCTACATGGAGGCGGCTACGGCCCCAGGTCGCAACCTGGCGATGGGCATTGCTTCGATGGGCCAGAATATCGGGAAGGCCATTGAGCAGTACCGCACCAAGAAGGCGGACACTGAGGCGGCTACGCAGAGCTGGGAGACTGTCTCCGGGATGATGCAGCAGCAGTTGGCCTCTGATCCAAAGTACCTGGCCATCCAACAGTACATGGAGACCGGAGCGCTTCCTCAAGGCGTAACCGAGCAGGACATCCCGCGCTACACCCAGCAGGTGCAGGCCGACCGTGAGATGCTGAACAAGTTCTCGTCCCTCGGTGAGAAGTTCCCGGACATGAGCCTGGCCAAGAAGAAGGCGGCGCTCGGTGATGCGGTGATGGTGCTGAACCAGTATCGGAACGATCAGTCGAACGAGGTGCGCGATGCTGCGGCCAGGCAGCAGTTGGCGATAGGTGCGTTGCAGTTGGGACAGGCTCAAAGAGAGGCAACTGCCGCTCCGTACTTCACGCAGGCTTTGGGCGAGGTTATGTCTATGCAGCCTGGTCGAGCTCCTGCAGTTCCTTATCAGGACGTCACACAGGAAATGCTTGGCAAGTATGGAGACAAGCTGACTCCGACTCAGATGCAGGCGTTAATACCGATGATGCGCAGGATGGGTCAAACTCTGCCTGCTGGATTGGTTCCTACTGGAGCAAAGATGGGACCGAGTGGTCTAGAAACGGAATACGGTGCTCCTCCAAATGTTACTTCTATGCCTATTCCTGGAACTGATTTGGTTCAACCAATGGTTTCTGGAAAAGCCGCCGGAGCTCCAGTAAGAGGAACTCCTCAAACCGATAACGCTTATCTTAAATTGAGTGAGCCTCAGCAGAAGACGGCTGACAAGTTCATCACGGATTTTAACAACGAAAAAACGGTTCAAAACCTTAGCATTGCTGGTTCGTTTTTGAACCAAATGAACAGTCTTGGAGTTGGAACTCCTCAATATAAGCCCAGCGATGACATCGCGCTGATCTTCTCGTTTATGAAGACTCTGGATCCCGGAAGCACTGTCCGAGAAGGAGAGTTTGCTACTGCTGCAAACGCTGGAGGAATACCTGACAGGATTGTTGCAACTTACAATAAAGCACTAAAAGGCGAGTTCCTTGCAGACGACGAACAGCGTAACAACTTTATCAATACCGCCAAAAAGAGCTACTTTGGTTTAACAACCGAAGCGAAATCGGTTGCTGACAGATACCGATCAATGGCTAAAGACAGAGGAATTCCAGAGAACCTTGTTGTTCCGTCAAACACGTTCCAGCAGGCGCAGCAGTTTGGTGCCACAGACAAAAATCAAACACCGGATCAAGAAAGTCAGACAATCGGAGGCGTTAAGTACAAGGTGTTTAAAAAGTAACCTATGCCAATCGTTGTTGAGATTCCAAATAGAGGAAGCATTGAGTTCGCTGATGGGGCATCCGATGCGGACATAGACGCAATTGTATCCAAGGAATTCCCGCCAACACCTGATGATTCGTACAACAAGGTGCTGCAGTTTCAAGGAGCGCAGATCGACTACACCCCGAGCAAGCAAGAGTTCCTCGACTACCTGAAGGTATCCAAGACCAAGCCACTGCTCGGCGAGAAACCACTGGAAACCATTGGCACTGCTGCCGTCCAAACGGTGGAGGACATTGCCTCAATGCCTTACAAGCTGGGCGAGGCCATTGGGCAGTACATGGACCCTCCTGAAGGCGTCACACCAATGCAGCTTGCCGGTGGTACTGCTGCAGAAATCGCAGTTCAATCTAGGCTCAAGGCCGAAAACATGGGCCGCGGACTGATCGACACCGCGCTGAACAAGCTGTCGGACATTACCGGAAAGCTCCGCAACGACGACGACAAGTACGAGGCCTTCCTTGCTGCTGCCGAGATCAAGCGGCAGTTGGCCCGTGCCAATGCACCAGGAGACCAGCGTGTTCCTGCCTCTCAGGATGTCTTGCAGGCCTATGGCATTCCCGAGGAAGCAATCAGCCAGCAAGGCTTAGATGTCGGTGGGTTCCTTGCTGACCCGTCATCCATTGCTTTTGCCGGCGGTGGAAAGCTGGCGTCTGCATTGGCGCAGCGTGCTATCCCGCTAATCCCCCGGGCAGGACAGATTCTCCAACGCACTGGCGAACGCATCTCTAATCTAGGCCGCGGCCCCGAAAACATAGCAGGCAGAATCACTGCTGGCATCACCGGGTCCGAGCAAATGGGCCAAGCGGTGCAGGAAGGTATCGCCAAAGGAACCACAGGAATCACCTTGGGTGAGGCTGCTGGCATCCCGCTTACCATGAATGTTCCTGGTCTAGGAACTGTTGCTAAGACAATCACTGCAACCAAGGGCCTAGGAGGGGCCATGGAGACCGTTGGTGAGGCTGGAACTGTATCCGGTGGTCCAAGCCTTACGGCGACCCAGCGCGGCCTTCTGGGGGCTGGCGAGCGTATTGCCGCGGCTGAAGGCGCATCATCTAGGGCTCGGGCCTTAGGCACCGCTCTCGCCAGGAGCGGCCTTGAGACTCCGGTAAGGGGCGCAGCAACGATTCTTTTGCCGATGGCAGGTGCTGGCGTTGCCGGCGGTGCCCTCGCTGCATTGACCGGAGAAGAAGGCGATGCTGTTGCCGCGGCCATTGGCAGCGGTGCTGGCTTTGGTGTTTTTGACGGTGGGTTCACGCTCGCTAAGGCTGTTCAAGCCAACGCCTTCAATGGTGGGCGTGTCCGACAGACCGCGGTGGATGATCTCAACACTCGTCCCACCGACGTGCAGTTCACCTACATTGACCCGGTGGCCGGCGAGCAGACTGCGACCATTAAGGACTCCGAGGCACGCGCCACCCTGTACGGACGCCTCAACAACAAGCAGCTCACTAAGGCGCTGTCCGAGGTTGCAGGTGCTGAAGGCGCTGGAGTCGATGTCATCTTCCACACCGATGCAGACACGGTCCCTGCTGGACTGCAGAACGTGAATTATGCCGGTGTTGCAATCGGTCCCGACAACATCAAGAGCGGAAAGCCGACGATCCTGATCAATGTCGACAAGGCCAGCCCCGAAGCACTCCCGCATGAGATCCTGCACGCACGCATCACGCAGGACATGGTGAGTCAGCTTGGGGCTAAAGCCATCGACACTGCCTCTGCTGATCCCAACTTCCAGAGGCAATTCACCGACTTCGCTAACAAGTACGCCGACAAACTACAATCGGCTGGTGGGCGCGTGGTTGCTGACCGCATCCGCACTGAGCTCCGGGATGCTTTTGATCCTGCTCAACAACGGGCTCAAAAGGTTGAGTCTCTCAAGCGCATCACCGATGAGTTTGCCGCGTACTACACGCAGGAAATGCTCAAAGGCAAAGACCCGAAGACGATGCTTCCGGGTCGCATTCCTTCCTTCCTTGAGATGGCGCTGAACAACGCCAAGGAGGCTGTTTCGGAACGGTTCACTCGGCGTGCATTGCAGGCTGGTTTCGACCCTGTTGCCCGTACCTTCTACGACGCCAACGGACGGCGCATCAAGCTCGACTGGATGGAGGATGCCATCAAGAACCTGGTGACTCCTAAGGAGGGCTATGAGCCCACCGAGCAGCGGGTCGACATCAACAAGATGACCCAGGCGCAGCAGAATGCGGTCATCATGGCCCGAGGCTACTCAGACCTGTTTATGACTGCCCCGGATGGCAGCATCGTCAGGCCGTTGTCTAAGGCTGAACTCGCAGCCAAAACTGCTGACATAGCTAACCGCACGATGCGTGTCGTCGAGTCTGTTCCTCAGGCTGAACGCACCAGCATCTCGGGCATGGATGCCTACGGAAACCCGGTCATCGAAGGAAGACTTAGCCTGGCCGAGGCCGATGCAGTATCGAAGAGCGGCATCTTTGGTCCATCCTCTTCCAGGACACTGATCGACATCGCCACCGCAATCCGGGATGGCACGTTGATGGAAGGCAGCTACTGGAAGGTCTACGGATCCACCGGGAAGTCTGGCGTGTTTGACGAGTCCCAGAAGCTGTTCCTGCCCTACGGCATCTCGATCAACAGCAAGGGCGGCGTCAACGTCAAGGTGGTCGACTGGGGCAAGGTGCAGGCCCGGATGTACAAGGCTCTCACCAAGCCGGCCTACAAGAGCCTGTTCAACAACTACGACCAGGCCATGTCCACGATGCGTGACGTGTACCTGAAGAACATTGCTGAGACCGGTGCTGTGCCTTCCGCCGAGGCGCTTGGTGGAGGCATCGATGGCGCTAAGAAGCGCAATATGTTCAACGAGATCATGGGTGCAGTTCCCAAGAAGGGGGACGTCATGGTCAACTTCCCGACTGCCGGCTACGTCGCCAACCGCAAGGGAGGATCGGTCTACCAGGATCTGCGTCTTGAGCGCATCCAGAATGCCGACTCCACTAAGGCTCAGATCCCCTGGACAGGCGACATGGGCGAGCAGTCAAGCTACCGCCGCACTCAGCTCAACTTCATGCCTGCAGAGGCCATTGGTGAGACCAGGGTCAGCACCGATGAGAATGGCGGTTATCGAATCTTGTCGAAGAACGGAAAGTTCCGCCTGTACGGCCCCGATGGATCAACCGTTGGGATCTTCGACACTCAGGAACAAGCCAAACTCAAAGCAGAAAAAGATTATGCCACTCAAACAAGGCTACAGCCCGAAATCAGTCAGCAGCAACGTCAAGCGGGAGATGAAGGCCGGCAAGCCACAGAAGCAGGCGGTCGCAATCGCGCTGTCGGTGGCCAAGAAGGCCAAGGCGAAGGCGGGGCGGTTCGACAAGCGGGGGATGTAAGGTTCATGCCAGATGTCGACCAAAACTTAGTGGCCTTGCACAACACCACGGAAGAGGGCATTCGCTCTGCTTTGAAGTTGGGGGGCATACCTGTGCCTAGTCTGGGAATTACCAAAAAGGACAAGGCTTTCACTGGATTTGGAGACATTACGCTGATTGCAGACAAAGCGACAGTTGATCCCCAGTCAGATCCTCGCAACCGACTGTACAACGCGGACGTGTATTCTCCGCGACAGCCACGTCCATTTCAGGCTGTGAAGCGTGGTGCCAAAGACGCTCTATCTAAGCGGATGCTGGCGCTTTTGCCGAAAGGCTTTCAGAACTGGAACGATATTGCTCCCGGTGAACGGGCTTATGACCGGGTAGTAGAGAAGGGCGAAAACAATGTCGTAGAGACCACTCGCCAATTGACCGGATCAGCAGACGTGCAAGCCGCCTTCTTGACCCAGAATGGCGTCCAAGTCCCGCGCCTGATGAAGGATCCCAATCTCCGAAACCGTGTTTTGGAAAAGGAGCAACTTTCCGACCCGAGACTGGCTGTGCTTTCGCAGCATAGCCGTGACCTTTACGACTTTCTCCAGACACCGGATGGGATTGCTGCAAGTGACGTTCTTCGCGATCTTGCATACAAAGAGCGTGGCGGGAATGTGGAAGGCCTGAATAATGAGCAGAAACAGCGCCTGAACGACTTGGTGAAAAAGTCTTATGGTGATCCCGGAACTCCGTTTCCGTTTCGGTACGCCGACGATATTGTGGGAGACTTGGACATCGTCGCAAAGAACCAGAAGGAGGTTGATCGTTACGGCATTCAGGAGTGGATCCGTGAGCAAATCAAACCCCGTGAAACCGAGTTTAAGAATTGGGTAGACGGACTGGTGGCTGACACGTTTGAACCCGATAAAAAACTGATCCGAGGAAGCAAGAAGCTGCCGTACACCCTTGAAAACGTCACCGATGCAATGACCGGAAAAGTCCGCGGTCAAGAGGAAGGTGGGTTAACGCATTCACTTGGGCGTGCTCGCTCTGAGTCTGCGGTGCAGTTCCGCGATCTTGGCCAGGCACGGGCGGCTGAAGGAAGCCTGATGACGCGGGAGGAGCTAAAGCCATTTCGAAAAAACAGCCAAAACCAGTTTGACCAAGTCGTAGAAGCATTAGCTCCGTTTGACAAGTATCCGAATCGGAACGCATTTGATCGGCTAGATAATCTTTCTGAAGCTATGGGCAAGATTGCCAAGCGTCCGGCTTCAGCAGCATCGGTGTTGGCTTCCTTTGACTACGTTGGTATCACCCCACAAGCACTGTCGGACGTAAAGAATTTTGCCCTCTCCCTGAAAGACGCTCCTACCGAATACTTTGAGGCTAAACCTCAACGTGCGGTTGGACTGAATGAGTTCAAAGCTGCTATTGTTCCCGAGTCGACTTCTCAGGATGTGGTTGATGCATTGAGGAACTCTGGTCTCTACGTTGAGAAGTACACCGATAACGCCAACAGAATTGCCACTGTCGAGCGTGTTTCTGGTGATCAAGGCCTTCGATTCATGCCCCAGCCCGACTCCGCCATGCCCGGGGCCTACAGTTTTACCGGAGGCTATCGTGCACTACCTGGAAAGGCCAAAGGCAGCCTGCGTTTATATGGACCTGCAGGAGAATTGATCGGTGTAGCAGCCAGCCTTGACGAAGCCCAGCGCATCCTTCGACGTAAGAACAAATGAGCTACGATTCACAGACCAGCACCACCCTGATTAACAAGCTCAGGAAAGACGTCGACAGCCTTACTCTCAAGGTGGCTGTCCTTACCGACAGTAAGACCTCGGGCACCAGTGGTGGCAACGGTGTGGCGACTACCTGGTCGACTCGGACGCTCAACACCATTGCCGTCGATCCCAACGGGCTGATCCTTCAGTTGGAAAGCAACACTTTCAAACTGGCTGCAGGTGCCTACCAGATACGGGCCATGGCTGCCTTCCGACACACTGGGCACACTAGGATGCGGATCTACGACGTCACAGCCAGTGCAGAGGCCACTGCTAGTGCTGGGTCACCGGTCGATGTAGTGATCGGGTACAGCGTGTCGAGCGAGGTCTCCAATCAGGCCAACACGTACATCGACCTAAATCTCCGGGTACAACCCCACAAGGACAACGTTTACCGGCTGGAATACTACATCTCATCAGCAGGCGTTAATCACCTCGGTATTCCTACCAGCCTGGCCAACATTGATGAAATCTACGCTATCTGCGAGATCACACGATTGGACACCGGCTTGACCAAGCCCTCCGGTGGATCGGGCATCCAAGGCGCACCTGGCCCGGCTGGACCTGCAGGCCCTGCTGGACCCCCGGGACCGGCTGGAGGCGGAACGGTTACAAGCGTATCTGTAACCACGGCCAATGGCGTGTCGGGCTCCGTAGCAACGTCCACAACGACGCCGGCCATCACCCTGGCACTCGGAGCCATTACCCCCACCAGTGTGGCTGCCTCGGGGGCAATATCTGCCGGGGCTACGGTCACTGGTAGCAATCTGTCGGGAGTTAACACCGGCGACCAGGTGATCATCCTGAGCGGCGACCGGATGCTGACCGAGGGCAGCGACTTCCTGATCACCGAGTCCGGCGACTACATCCTTGAGACAGGTGATGTCACCGGGCAGGGCACAGGCCGCATCCCGGCTGTGATCACCCCGCAGGCTGTCACGTACGAGAAGATGCAGTATGTGAGCACTGCCAACCGGCTGCTGGGCAGAGGTTCCAGCACAGGACAGGTCGAGGAGATCAGCCTGGGCAGCGGTATCTCGCTATCCGGCACTGTGCTCTCGGCCACAGGCACCGGGGGAACGGTGACCAACGTCACGGTGACCCCTTCCGACGGCATCACAGCCTCGGTAGGTACATCGACGACGACCCCGGCCATCTCGTTGGGCCTGGGAGCAATCACGCCAACCTCGGTAGCCTCCACCGGTACGGTGACCGGCACCAACATCTCCGGGAGCACCTCGGGAGCGAACACCGGTGACCAGATCATCGCGCTGACAGGGCCGGTGACAGGCACAGGCACCACCACCTTCGCGACCACGATCACCAATGGGGCGGTGACCTACGACAAAATCCAGTCGGCTGCCGCTATCAAGCGCCTGCTTGGATCCGACGCCACAGGCACCAGCATCGGCGAGATCAACCTGGGGGCCAACCTGGCGATGGTGGGCAACACGCTGTCAGCCTCGGCACCAGGCACGGGCACGGTGACCAGCGTCAATGCCGATGGCTCGACCACGGGCATGAGCTTCACAGGCGGCCCGATAACCACTTCGGGAACTTTGACCCTCGGCGGCACTTTGGCGCTCACCAATGGCGGTACAGGAGCAACCAGCGCTGCTGCAGCCCTTACTTCGTTGGGAGCCTATCCCGCGGCCAACCCCAGTGGGTTTACATCCAACGCCGGCACGGTCACCACGACCTCGGTAGTTACAGCAAACGGAGTCAGCGGTACGGTGGCCAACCCTACCACCACCCCGGCCATCACGATTGTCCTTGGGGCCATCACTCCCACCTCGGTGGCTGCATCGGGTACGGTCACTGGGAGCAATCTTACCGGCTCATCCTCGGGAACAAACACTGGCGACCAGGCCATTGTCCTCAGTGGCGATGTGAGCGGCAGCGGTAGCACTGGGATCACCACGACCATCGGTGCGAACAAGGTGACCTACGGCAAGATTCAGGCTGCCAGCGCTACCTCTAGGCTCTTGGGCAGCAGCCCGTTGGGCACTGCTATCGACGAGATCATCCTTGGCACAGGCCTTTCGATGGCTGGCAACACGCTGAACGCTACCGCCAGCGGTTCAGGGGATGTCACCGGGCCGAGCGTAGCAGTCGATGGGGATGTAGCTGTTTTCAACGGCACCACTGGCAAGATCATCAAGGTGGGGGCGACTACGGGCACAGGCAATCTGGTGCGTGAGACGTCAGCCATCCTGACAACTGCCAGCCTGTTGAATACGAACATCGGCACGCCTTCTGGAGGGACGCTTACCAACTGCACCTTCCCTGTAGCCATTCAAAACACCGGGATAACCTGTGCAACCGCCCGGGTGCTTGGGCGCAGCACGGCAGGCACAGGCAGTGTGGAGCAGCTCACGTTGGGCGCAGGCCTGTCGCTGACTGCCGGCGTGCTGAACGCTGTTGGGACGGGCTCAGGCAACGTGGTGGGGCCTGGTTCTTCCGCTGACAACAACTTCGTGCTGTTCGATGGAGTCACCGGGAAATTGATCAAGGGGGCAGGCTGGAATCAGGTCAACGGAGACTTCAAAGGGCCTCTCGGATATTCGACGATGGTCGATGGGTTTGTCTACATTCCGGCAGGCCCAACAGCCCCAAGCAACACCCCCACCAACACGGGCATTGATAATGTGCCGATGTTTTTCCACACAAACAACAGCACCAACACCAACGTGCTTTACATTCACAACGGATTCGCTTGGAAATCAGTGGCGCTGGCCTAACCTTAGGTTTCCATGAAACACACCTTCCCCTGCATTGAATCAATGCGGCGCGTCCCGCTCTCCAATGGCCGAGTCATCCGAGTCTGGCGCGACCGCACCACTGAGCTCCTGGCTGCCTCCTACGACGATGCCGATATCGTTTCGACCTGCATTGCCCAGGCGAACAACGACACCCTGCTCTTGGCCGCACTGGCCAAGCTCAAGGGCGTGAATGCCGTAGAACTGACTGATGCCAATGGCCAAGGCACCGTGGTCTATCCGATTTGGCCATGAATCACCACAATCGCGACAACCCGTCGATAGTGGTCGAAATTTTGGCCGATACTGCGGAGCTCAGAATGGGTGAGATCAAGTGGCCAGTGGTGGTCTACCGCCGGCTCGACACCGGTAAGGTCTACGTGCGCCCGAAGGCGGAGTTTGAGGCCAAGTTCGTTTCCGAGTAACCCCTGTTTGACCCGCGTAAACATTGGGTTTTCTCTCAAATCTACAGAAAAGAGTAGAATGCTGTAGACTCGTCAAGGTGTTCATGGCAAGTTGTTGCTGTCGAAAGCAACGGCAGCAAACCAAAGCGAAACATGAACACGACGATCAAGATGATGAAGCAGGCCCGGGAAATCAAAAGCCCCAAGCACTTCGAGCTGCTCTTCGGCAAATTCCAAAAGTCGCTCAAGCACCTGAGCATTGATCTTCAGGACTCAGCCAATCGTGAGTTCCGCCGGGTGGCTCAGGCTGGATGGGACAGGAGGAATGCTTGAACCCAACACAAGGGAAAACCCTTTGTGAAATCTTTATGGAAGAGCGGGGACACATTCTTCATGGCGATCAATCCGAGCAAGCTGTGGAGGGTAAGACGGGTAAAGGGGTTGACGGTCTGGTATCTGGCAAACCGCTACGGGGAACACCCACCTCGAGGAATCCTTCAAAAGTCCCGCTCAACCGAATCTTGGACAAAAGTGAATTGACCACTACCTCACCGCTCTACCTGACGCGATTGGTTCGTGCCCTCAATGCCGAGGCTATGACCGGTAACGGGTTTTACGCTTCCATCGCGACGCATTATGCGCTCTGCAACATGGCCAGGGTCCGAGGAGGGGTGCTGGAATGCCGCTCTTTGGCTTGTGACCCAATGTGGTTCACCCCTTCCAGCAACAGTTTCATGGATGTCTATAGCCGTAAAATCACCGCCAGCCGCCATTCGTAAGACCCAATTCAAACCATGACCAACAGCGACAAGATCAACAAGATCAAGCAGCTCAAAGCCGAGCAGGCCGAGAAGAACCTCGCTATCTTCGCAATGCTCGCCGAGCACGGTGTGACGATCATCAACGGCCAGTTGGTTGAAACAATCGGAACCGACGAGGAATAATTTAGCCCCGGGTGGGGCCAATACCACCTCCAGGGGCGCGACTGGCCAACGCGCACAACTCTCCAAACCATGACGACAGACATCCAATTCCCGATTGGCCACATCGTTCCAAGCAAAGGCTTTGCGACATTTGAGGTGTACTCAAGGGACACGGTTCAACGTGTGTTCATCGTAAAGGCCAACAGCCCTGAAAAGGCTGAGTCTAAAGCAAAGCGGTTCTGTTCTAAGTACAAACATCCATTCAAGGCAATATGCGTCTTGGTTTGTCCATCACTCTAACCCCATGACTACTCTCTCAAACCTCATCTCGGCCCTAATCATCGTAGAGTCCTCGGGCAACGATCTTGCCATCGGCGACAACGGACGCGCTGTAGGCCCCCTGCAGATCCACCGCGGTGTGGTGCAGGACGTGAACCGATTCACAGGCAGCCATTACCGTTGGGAAAGTATGACCAACCGAGTGCAGGCCAGGGCGGTGTGCGAGGCTTACCTCCGCCACTACGGCAAGGGCTGCACTACCGAGCAGTTAGCCCGTAAGTGGAACGGAGGCGGTCCCAGGGGTGAGAAGAAGCAGGCCACCGAGGCCTATTGGAACAAAGTCCGCAAGCATCTTAAATAATATGGGAATAATATATAGCGATACAGAGTCACAAGACAAGACACACTGTGACCTTTGTGGAGATAGATTAACATTTCCATGTTGGGGATATGAGTTTCAACATATTAACAGCGAGAAAGAAAAAGACGCTGAAGTACATCATCTTACACCGTTTCTGTTAGCTTTATGTTGGCCTTGTGCATCTGAAACTGCTCGCAACATAGTGTTTGACATGAGAAAAACTGCGGATGATTGCAGAAATACTGCGGAGCTTATTGATTCTATTCCAATAAGAAACCCAGAATCAGTTGTTAAAACACAGTTGATTAAAAACAATTGAAAACCAAAACCATCCTTATCGACATGGACACACACAAGAAACTCAAGGCTCATTGTTTACAGGCCGGATTGAAGATTCAGGCTATTGCCGACAAAGCCATTATGGCCTGGCTGCGAAAGGCCGCCCGATGAAGAGGATCCTCGCCATCGACCCCGGGATGTCCGGCGGCATCGCCTACCACGGGCACGGGGGCATCATCCTGGATTCCATGCCTACCACCGATCAGGACATATGCACGCTGGTTATCGACCGCTTAGGGATCTCGGATGTGGTTTACCTTGAAAAGGTGGGTGGGTACGCCGGCGGCAAGGGAGCACCAGGGAGCGCGATGTTTAACTTCGGTCGCAACGTAGGCTTCCTGTTGGGGCTCATCGCCAGCACCAAAACAAGGCTGATCGAAGTACCACCCCAACGCTGGCAGAAGACGCTTCAATGCGGCGTTAAAGCCACTTACGGCACCGGGTGGAAGGCTCACCTCAAACAGATAGCCCAGCAGCGCCATCCTCGCCTATCGATCACACTGAAAACCGCGGATGCTCTTCTGATATTGGAGCACGCTTTAATTGCGGAGGGAGTTCAATGAATGATCATATTCCTGACCCCACGAAAATGATCCAAGACACACCGAGGACAGACGCTGCGTACTTCAAGCCTGACGCTACGATGTACGACCTAGCTGGTGAGATGAAACGCATCGAACGCGAACTCAACGCGTCCAATGAGCGGATCAAGCGGTTGGAGGAGGCGTTGACGGTGATGCTGCGCGAGATGCAAGGGCGCAAAGCCAAGGAGGCAAAGCCGTGAGCGAAACACCAATATCCGACTCAACCGCTCACAACGTAGGCGACCTTGGTATGCTGTGCAGGAGGCTGGAACGCGAACTCAACGCAGCAAACTCAATCATCCGGCAGCAGCAATTATTGGATGAAGAGAATCTGCGGTTACAAGAGCGCATCAAGCGGCTAGTAAAAGTTGGAGACTACTTAGACGAACACGTTTCTCCAGTCCGAGAGAATCGTACGATAAAGCAATTGTGGCTCAAAGCCAAGGAGGCAAAGCCGTGAAAGACAGCCCCGCATTCATATACGTCCACGCATTTAACGGCATCGTTCGCGTGGAAAGTCTTGATACAGCCAAGCACGTCGATCAAAGCCCAGAGTGGAAACACGTCGCGACAATCAACCCTCACGTTGTTCTTGAAAGCATTCTACGAGCGACGATCAAAGACAGAAATCAGATCATCAAACACCTACTAACATGAGCACACACATTAAGATCGAAAATCAGACCGAAGTCCCCATCCTCGTTGCTCTTTTCGAGCAGCCTAAATGCAACGACCATCCGACTCGCTCGGCTGTTCTCAAGCCCGGCGAAAGCTGCGACTGGGGCAGTGGCTCCGTACCACTCGGAAACTACCAGTGCTACGCGGTTATGTCAGGTGATGCCAGCAGTCATGACGAGTGGGTCTGGCACTTCCCCGGCATTGCAGAAGTGGTAGCCCCGCTGGAGCTAGGCTTCAAACTGTGGCACGCAGGCGATCTTGATTGGGCAAATGTTAAAGCGATGAGCAGTGACGACTTGAACGCTACGTTCGGTTCTGCGTATACCTCCGCCAAGAGCAGCACTAAGAGCTGGAATGGAATGTCCTCCTGCATATTCCACATCCGCGGTGGTCCTAGTTGGGTCGAGGAAACGGAGCAGGTGGGCATCTACCGCCCGAAGACCATTGCGTACTCCGGAGTTCAGAGCACACCGATGAAGTCCGAATAGCTAATGATCTATGAGCAAAGAAGTCTGCAAGATCATCAACCAAGGCAGCGGTCCATATCAGCTAACCAAGGAACAGGCCGGTGAAGCATACCGTGCAGCTCGCAAGATCAAAACAGAGTTCACGACCTTCTGGAACCGTAAACGCGGAAAGGCAACCAAGTGATAACAGACCGAGATGTAGCCAGGTGCATGATCGAATACGGTGGTTCGTTCATCTCTAAGTTGGGAGCAGCAGCACTAGCCGCTGACCCATCCAACCTTAAACAGATCCGGGATGCTTTCCCGGACTACTGGGCGAACTATTACAGGATGGCGATACAGCTTTCGGAGGTCGAGAAACAGGCCTCCAAATAACAAATAAATAACCAATAAATAACAACAAAACGTAAGACATGATCATTAAAGCAGCAGGCGGTAAAGAGTTCGCACCGTGCCCCGAGTTTAGTGGCCGAGCAGTGTGCGTAGACGTAACCCCCCTCCGGGAGTACGAGACCGAGTACGGTGTTAAGAAGAAATTCAAGTTCGCCTTTGAGCTCGACCTCATCGACGGATCACGCGACCCGGTGCAGCCCTGGGTAGTGTTCAGCAAGCCCCTGGTCCCGAGCCTCCATGAGAAGGCAGCCCTGACTAAGGTGCTCAAGGATTGGTTTGGCCGTAAGCTCACCGATGCGGAGAACAACGGCCTCGACCTTGAGTCGCTCATCGGTAAGCCGGTGACGCTCATCATCGCCCATGAGCAGTCACAGGACGGCACCAAGACCTACGCGAACATCAAGTTAATGATGCCGCACAAACATGGCGAGCCGCTTCAACCCTCGGGCCTGTGGGTGCGGATGCAGGATCGCCCGGCCAAGGATGACGACAAGGTGAAGACTGTGGTGCCGGATGGTACGACACCTCGACCAGTTGACCTGAGTGCCACCAAGGTCCACGTGGGCAAGTTCAAGGGCACACCGCTCTCGGAGCTGGCCGACTCTGCGGTCAAAGGCCTGGGCGAGCACTGGCTGCCGAAAGCCCAGATCAGCGCCGGCAAGACACCGGATGACAAACAACTCATCGCCGCGGTCATCCAGCGCCTGCGTGAGATCGATGCCAAGGATCAGCCCGACTTCGACGACGTGCCCTTCTGACATGAAAACACGCAAGCAATACCAAAAGGTAGCCCACCTGGTGCCGGGCGTGGTTCAGATGCGAGCCGAAGGGCGCACCATGGACGAGATCGGGAAGGAACTGAACGTAACCCGGCAACGTGTCCATCAGATCATCAAGTCTGCCAAGCAGATGGAGGGAATCCTGAGCCTGTGGGGCTTCCCATTGAGCGTACGGGCCTCCCGGGTGTTGGAGAACCTTGGCATCAATAGCAAGGAGCACGCTTTGGATTTGTATCAGAGCGGCCACCTGTTCCCAGGATGCGTATGGTCTTTCGGACGTAAGTCATACATCGAGATCTGCGAGTGGCTGGAGGTTGTTCCTCTGGAGACCAGGCCAACACTGGGCAAGACCTGCCCCCACTGCAGCAAGATCATCTAACATTTTCCGGTAACCTGTTGTTACCGGGGACTCATGGGAAATGCCGGGGGTGCGCATCGGTCGACAAACGCACATCACTTTTATGCACATCAATTTAACCGCCGCACGTATCGCAGAGCTCTGTGCTCCGCCTTCCGGGTACGTGAAGCCTCAGGCAAAGCCAAAGCAGGAAAACTTGGACTCCAAGGCCATGGTCAACAAGGGGCCCAAGGAAAAGAAAAACACAGATCGCAAGTATTCCATCAAAAAGGACATCGCCCAGGAGATCGCTGAATGGCGTAAAACCCACCTCAGTTACACCTATCGGGAGATAGCCGATCACTTCAATGTCGGTTTGAACACAGCCTACTACGCAATCAACCCCCGTAAACCAAATGCCAGCCAACCATAAGATCTACTTCGACATCGAGACCGGGCCTATGCCCTTGAGCGAATTGGTCATCCCACCGTTCGTTGCCAGTGACGTGAAGCTCGGCAACATCAAGAACCCGGATCTCATAGCAGAGAAGATCCAGCGTGCAGAGGAGACGCACGTGTCCGACTACATCCGCGGTGCTGCCCTGGACGCGCTATCGGGCCAGATATTGTGCATCGGCTATCGTATTGAGCACGAGACCCCATCGGTGCTGTGCTGTGATGCAGATGGCGAGGCCGAGATGCTGCGCCAGTGGTGGAAGCTCATCACCAGCATGGAGCGCCAGCCCTCGCTAATTGGTTTCAATGTTAAACCGTTTGACTTGCCCTTCCTCATTAAGCGGTCATGGAAGCACAGGATCACACCACCCTACTGGATACGGCAGGGCAGGTACTGGAGCGACCTGGTGGTCGACCTGCGCGAGGTGTGGCAGCTCGGGGACAGTAGGGCGCACGGCAGTCTCGGGGCCATCAGCAGGCATCTGGGGCTCGGCGATAAGGCCGGCAATGGGGCCATGTTCTCCGAGCTGTTTAAAAGCGACCGTGAGGCGGCCATCAATTACTGCCTGCGTGATGTCGAGCTGACGCAGAAGGTGGCTGACGTGCTGATGCCGGCCTACTAAGCGGTGGACATCGACCAGGACAGACTATAGAGAGAGGCCGTCAGCGTGAGCCGTGAGAAGCCAACGCAGGCACCACAACTACAAGCCATGTTCAACCCACTTTTCCCCACTCTTTCCGTGTCACGTCCCGTTGCTTGTACGGGAGTTCTCACCGCGGATTGGGTGGGGTTTTCTGTTTGAACCATGATAATTGAACCCGACTTCCTAGATCACTGGAAGACCCGTCTACTGATGAGGCTTCTGGAAACCGATGCAGCGCCTAATTACGTCATCCGGCTGTGGTCACACTGCCAAACAAGGAAGACCAACATCTTCCCAGAGTGGAGCCCGGCCATCCTGTCATCAGTCTGCCGATGGCCTGGTGATGCCGATGTATTCTGGTCAGCTATGCTGCAAACCTTCTGCAGAGTCGAGGATGGCTACCTGATAGCCCACCAATGGGACGAGGTGAACGCCAGCCTCATCGCTGCCTGGTCCAATGGAGGCAAAGGAGGACGCCCAAAGAAACCCACGGGTAACCCACGGGTTAACCCAGAACCGAATCAGGTTAACCCACAGCTAACCCATGGGGTAACCGATAGAGAAGATAGAGAAGAGAAGACAGAAAAGAAGAAACAATCGGTGTCTCTTAAGTCAGAATGGGAGATTGCCCATGGTGTAGAACTGCCCGAACTTATCCGAACCAAGAACTGCTTGGATGCCATCAGGCTTTGGATGCAGTACAAGGCAGAAAAGCGTGAGACCTACAAGAAGACTGGCCTGACTGCAGCACTGACCAAGTGGTCCCGAGAGTTCACACCAGCAGAACTGCCTTCGGTTGTTGAGAACTCAATAGCCTCGGGTTGGAAGGGATTATACAAGTCGCAGGGAATTACCATTAGCTCGACACCTGGCAGCCCCAAGAAGGAACTCGATTGGAGGGATAGCCTGTGAACGACGTCTATTACCCTGCCGACGACGAGCTGGGCATGATCGGAGCTTGCCTCACAGGAACCATCGACACCTGCTCCGATGCCCTAGCAGAAATACGGAGCGAATGGATCAACCAGGACAACCTGCGCCAGACCTTCGATATCATCCGCACCATGGTGCAGGCCAACCAACAGCCCTCGTTGTCCGAGCTCGGCAAGGAATGGAAGAAAGCCTATGGCCTACTGCCTATGCCTTTTGATGTCTGGAATCAGGCCATGGAAATCTGCCCATCGCCGGCCAACCTCCCGTATTACCTCAAGGGCATCACCGACTCGGCCCATCGTCGCCAGTTGCGAGACACCGGTGACCGTCTGATACGTGAATCCGCGGTGACCACACTCCAACCGGATCAAATCGTCGCCAATGCCGAAGCAGGCCTTAGCATTGAGGCATCCAAGGAGATGCTCGCAACCTCAAAGACGGTAGCCGGTAACTTCATCGACCAAATGCAGGACAGGTTCAATCGTAAGGGCTCATTATCTGGTATCGCTACAGGCTTTCATTGGCTCGACCACAAGACCGACGGCCTGCAGCTTCGAGAGATGGCCATCATTGCGGCCAGGCCAAGTATCGGAAAGACAGCCATCGCTATAGCAATTGCTTACCAAGCAGCCATCCAAGACAAGGTGCCCACCTTATTCGTCAGCCTGGAGATGTCCCAAGAAGCCATCTTCCGACGCATGGTTTCCACCATCGGAAGCATCCCGATGCAGAACCTAAAGAGTGGCGACCTTAGCGACGGTGACATGAGGTCCATGACCGCGGCCTCGGCCAAGATCGCAAGCAGCCCCCTATGGTTCCTCGATGGACCAAGCAGCCACAGTATCGCCAGCATCACCGCCCATGTCCGACGGGCTGTCCGCAAACACAAGGTTCGCCTGGTGATCGTCGACTACATCCAGAAGGTGAAGGCAGCAGACCGCTCGGAGAAACGCACCTACGAGGTCGCCGAGGTATCCGGCAAGTTAAAGGCAATCGCCGTCCAGACAGGTGTGGCCATGTTAGCCTTAGCACAACTCAACCGGGAATCCGATAAGGAAAAATGCCGTCAGCCCAAGCTGAGTGACCTGGCGGATAGCGGGCAACTGGAGCGTGATGCCGACGCGGTCATGCTTCTAAACCGTGACAGAACCGAGCCGTCAGGAGAGGCTGCCATTATTATCGCGAAACAACGAGACGGTGAATGCGGTCACGTAAAACTCCATTACGAAGGCCAATACTGCCGCTTCACAGACCCATCACCGAGCTTCCAATGAACATCAAATACGATCTCAACCGCACCAAGCTCCTGAACGAAGCGCCTAGGCTGATCAAGTGGGCTATCGACAAGGGCCTCATGTCCTACCCGCTATCCCAGAAATACCACGACGACGGCTCGCTTGACCCGGGCATCGAGGAGGAGATACACGTCGACCCGGAGCAGTACACCCCGGAGTTCTGTCAGCGTGCATACGAACTCAGGCAGCTAGGCCTAACACTGGACGACACCGCCAAAGCAATTGGTGTATCAAGAGGATCAATCACATACATATTAGCCAAAGGGCATGAAGCAATACTCGCATCTGATAGAATCAAACACGATTTGAAACAGCCATGAACAATCCAACAGCAGCAATCAACATGAACGACCCGTTCATCCACGCTCCACAGGCTACAGCCGTGGTGCATGAGCCGACTACATCAGGCACAAGGCCCTCGATACACGTCAGCCTGTATGCCTACGGTGGTATCAGTGCAGCCTGTCTTATGTCCTGGGTAGGTCTAACAGCCAACTTTAGTACGTCAGATAGACAGACAGATCTACGAACCATCCGCGAGGATGCTCTGATATCCCGAAGCCGTTGCCGCGCTACCAAGTGGTTCCTAGACAGTGGCAAGGACGTATGGGTTCAGATTGACCACGATATCGAGTTCGACGCGAAAGACATTATCCGCATGGCAGAGCTCGCCCACGAGCACCAGGCGACCGTGTGCATCCCCTACCCATGCCGAGCACTACCGCTAAGGCCGGCCCTGCGTATCGACACCGAGCACGTCAAAGCTCTGAGGATGCAGACTTCGGATGCCGAGAGTGCCACAGAGCTAGTACCGATCCGAATGTTCGCATCGGGATGCCTCGCAATCCCCCGACGTTGCCTTATGAGCGCACTTGATTGGCTCGGAGGGTCAGAGGTGCCAAACCCCTATCGGATCGACTGGTGCAAGGATGTGAGGGTCGACCAGTTCCCTACATTATGGATGCCGTTCGCCATGGACACCCTGCCAGGGCAGCACGAGTACCTCAGCGAGGACTATGCTGCCGCGGTGAGGTTGTCCCTGTGCGATGTGAAGCATTATGCCATGCAGCCGAAAAAACATCTCAACCACTGGGGCGAATATCCCTATGGGTTTAAACCGTATGTCGGGTAAGCCTGATGGCAGAATACCAGTAGGACGTGTATCACAGGAAACCATCTCAAAGACCTGTGGCGTAAATGTAGTGCGTGTTAATCAGATCTTGAATGGCAAAGGCAAGTTCAAGCAAGAGATGATCGACAAGGTGTTGAAGACGGCTAGTGATCTTGGTTACGAGAAGACGCACAACCCAACACAACATCACAAATCAACACTTACACAAGATAAGGCAGACAAGATTGTAGAAGGAGTAATACTCAACAAGACACTTGAGACCATAGCGAAGGAGACAGGGTTCATAGAAAGCACAGTGTTCAAGTATGTTAGAGGTGTTAAGGTTCCGCATGACTACCCAGAGACTGAAGAAGAGTGGCGCAAGGATGTTGTCGGATTCATGGAGGTTGCTATATGGAAAGGCACTAAACGTCTTGCTGAATCAGCAATTGAATTCATTGATGATCGCACTTTACCCGTAGCGATAGGAATCACTTTGGATAAATTATCCACACTGAAGGGCCAGCCTAATAGCATACACCTCTCTATGACAGCCTCGGTCAACCACCGTGACCTCATGGCAGACCTGCGTGACCGCAACACGATCACTGTGAACGATGAACAGACGCCCGATGTGGTTTAGGTAATGGCCCGAAATGTCCTACCCCTACCAATAGTGACCACGCAGAAACCACGCATTTAGGCCTGTTTATGGCAGTCAGATGCACAATAGCAGTTATATTCACTTCGACACAAAAACACGCAGCAATAGCCCGTAAACATTGGGTCAAACGCACTTTAGCCACCGTTCAAAAGGCCAATGTCCTACCCCACCGCCAAGGTCAGCGACAAGCAGGCCAAGGCAGGATGGGGGGAGGGGGTCAGGCCATCGGCTGCAGCGCCAAAAGGCGACGGGTAAACCAAAGCGAAAAATATTAACAAACATCACCCCAACACAGCCTTCAGTCACCCTCTGTCCTCTTCCGTCCTCCTCTGTAAAGTGAATGGAAGCCCTGCCTTGGCCTTGCCCCATCCCCTCTCCTCTACCCCTATGTCTCTCCCCCTCTGCCTCCTCTGCTCCAAGCCATTCGTTATCCTCAAGCACCACACCGGCCCTAAGCAGAAACGCTTCTGCACCGAGGCGTGCAACACAGCCTGGTGGAACGAGCAGCCATTGCACCCTGTTATACCCCGGGTAGACGCCGCGCACCCCCGGGCTGTCGAGTTGCGACTCAAGCGCACCCAGCTCGTAACCTTAGAAAAGGCCGACCCCTACACCTACGGCTACATCCCCGACCACTGGGAGATTGGCAACACCGAGTACGCACTCACCCAGGAGCTGTTGGTATCCGGCGGCAACCGGGCAGGTAAGACGCTATGGGCAGCCCGGCGAGTGGTGCAGACGCTGCTGGAAAAGGAGAACGCCGCGGTACTGTGCTGTCATACCAGCCATGCCACTAGTGTAACAGTGCAGCAACCCGCTATATATAACTACCTGCCTGTAGCGCTACGAGGCACTAAGAAGGGCCGGATCCACTATCTCAACTACAGCCGGAAGAATGGTTTCACCGATGGCAGCTTCATTCTCCCTAATGGCTCTCGGTGCGACTTTTTGAACTACACGCAATCGGAGAACACGATCGAGGGGCGGGAAGCGGACATGATCTGGTGCGACGAGCTGGTGCCACAGTCATGGGTTGAGACTCTGCGCTACCGGCTCATTACACGCCGCGGCAAGCTACTGGTAACCCAGACGCCATTGGAGGGCGTGGCCAGTGTCTACAAGGAGTACACCGCCGGCTCTGCTATCACTCGGTTCGATGAGGCCGAGCTGCTAAAGGGCAAGCAGGCGCTTCCTACATGGCCTGTGGGCAAGGCTGCCAGGACAATGGTGCAGGCCCAAACTAACCGGAGAACGGTGTTTTTCTTTAGCGAGGACAACCCCTACAACCCGTTCGACGAGATGAAGAGTAAGCTAATCACGGCACCTATGGGGCAGATATTGACCCGGGCCTATGGGTGGGCCAGTGACAACATTGGGAAGGCCTTCGCCCGGTTTCGGGTGGACATCCACTGCATCGAGCCCGAGGCCGTGCCTCCTGGGGGGACGCTGTACATGGTATGCGACCCTGCCGGCGCTCGGAACTGGTTCTGTATGTGGATGCTGGTGTACGAGAATGGCCGCCGGATCGTGGTGCGTGAGTTCCCGGATTACGCCAACTACGGCGAGTGGACGTTCCCATCGGAGAAACACGACGGCAAGGCAGGCCCGGCTCAGACACTGGATGCAGGCCGGTCGATATCGGAGTATCGGACCATGTTTCGGACCATTGAGTCAGAGCTGGGCTATGGGGAGCCAGTGATGCGATTGATTGATCCTAAGGCCGGCGGTAGCCCTGCACTATCGGAGCAGGGGGGCACCACACTCATCGACCTACTGGCTGAATCGGACAATCCCAATGACGAGGGGATGGCCTTCATCCCGGCTCCTGGCGTGCCTGTGGACCAGCGGACAAGCGCTATTAACAGCCTGCTGTCCTACGATGCTACGCAGGCGCTGACCCCGCTAAACGAACCGGCGCTGTATGTGGTCAAGACCTGCAGCAACCTGATCTATGCTTTGAGCGAGCACACAGGCCGGGACGGGCAGAAGGGGGCTAGCAAGGATCCTATTGATTGCATTGGTATGCTTTTGGTCTCGGGCCTTGCTTACGTGGGCAATGGAGGTTTTGATACCCGCGGCGGCGGTGGATACTAATAGAAACGACTATGCAAGGCGATTCATACAAGGATTCAACGGATGTGATGGCAACGGTGGGCGAGGAGCCCAATGTGAGTGCGTTGACCGAGGAATTGCGGCGTGCTGCTACGGATAACGGCATTAGTACCCGCATTGAGCGTATTGAGAACACGCGCTTCTGCCGTTGGCCTGGCCAAACGCCCGACGGCAAGAAGAACAACGCCGACGGTAATGCCAACAAGCCGGCGTTTCCCTGGGACGGTGCATCCGACACGCGCATCCCCCTGGCCGACGAGGTGGTGAATGGTTTGGTCGACCTGTGTTCGACTGCCTTCTGGCGCTCAATGCTCCGAGTGGTCCCGAGCAATGTGACCACGGTCGACCAGGCGGCTACGGCGCACAACCTGATGGACTGGGCCGTGAACTCCAAGATGTACTCGGACCTTACCCGGGAGGTCGAGCTGCTGTCCCAGTACCTGTGGACCTATGGCTGGACCGGAGTGCATATCTCCTGGCAGCAGGAGATGGGTCAGAAGGAGCAGGAGCTGACCATGGACCAGGTGATGGCACTGGCCGCCCAGTCCCCCGAGGGCTCGGTCCTGGCTGACTTCCCCAGCCTCATTGCCAACCCCGAGGCAGATGACCAGTCCGCGGAGTTGATGATGGCTGCCTTTCCAAACTTAAAAAAGCGCCGGGCAATTAAGGCCATCCGGGAGCTACGCGAGGAGGGCGAGTGCGACTTCCCGGTGCCTGTGATGACCCAGAACAAGCCAATGATCACTGCCTTGGCCCCCTGGGATGAGATTATATGCCCCCCGGAAACCACCGACATCCAGAGTGCCCGGGTTGTGTTCCGCCGGTACTACATGACCGAGATCGAGCTTCTGCAAAAGGTTGAGACCGACGACTGGGATGAGGAGTGGGCCAAGGAAGCCATCAACACGATGGGCAAGTTCTCTAACTTTGCCGACTACACATACCTCGTAGGCCTGCCAAACAATTCCTACGACGACCGCGCAAACCTCATCGAGGTGGTCTATGCGTACCAGAAGGCTGTGGATGCCGATGGTATTCCGGGTGTTTACTACACCGTGTTCTGCCCTCTGGTAGGCGACAAGTGGGGCTACTTTGAGCTGCTGGACTATGCGCATGGCCAGTACCCGTTTGTCTGCTGGCGCTCGGAGCTTATCCACCGGAAGATGACCGAGAGCCGCGGTGTGCCCGAGATCTGTTCGACCTGGCAGCAGGAGATCAAAGCCCAGCGCGACTCGGTGTTCGACTACACCAGCCTTGCAACCTTGCCCCCCATCGAGGTGCCAAAGACCCGAGGTGGTAACCTGAAGATCGGGCCGGCTATCCAGATCCCTGTCCTGCGCCGCGGCGAGATTGGCTTCATGCAGCCTCCTGCCCGTGAGCCTAATGTGGCTTTTACGTTGATCAACGAGGTCATGGCGCAGACCGACAGGTACTTTGGACGCCCAACGGAAAAGGTGCCCCCCGCGGTGACCCAGATGCGGCAGCAACGGACCATTAACAACTGGCTGCACGGCTGGACCGAGGCCTTCCGCCAGGTGTTCAGTCTGACTTTGCAGTACATGGGGCCCCAGGAGGTGCAACGCATCACAGGATCGCAGATCCAGATAGGCGAGGACGTGCAGGACTTCGACGTGACCTTGAAATTCGACGTCAGGGAGATGTCATCCGACTTGGTGAGCGAGAAACTGAAGGCGATCTCGACCTTGATCCTTCCGCTAGACACCGCCGGCGTCATTGACCGGGCTAAACTGATCTCTGTCGCACTCCGGGCCATTGACCCGATGCTGGCGACCGAGCTTGTGATGCCTGCCGGGCCTGCATCGCAGAAGATGTTTGAGGATACCAACAACGAGATCGCGCTGATGAGCCTGGGCAACCCGCCCAAACTCCGGGAAACCGATCCTACGGCTGCCATGCGGCTGCAATTCAGCCAGCAGGTGCTCCAAAGCAACCCGAAGTACCAGGCGCAGGTGCAGCAAGACCCGCTTTTCCAAGCTAACCTGCAGAAATACATCGAGAACCTGCAGTTCAGCGTCCAACAACAGCAAAACGCTGTGACTGGTCGACTAGGAGTTCAACAATGAAACTTTCAGACGAGAAAATCCAAGAGGCCTTTGTTTCAGCAGGAGACGAGTCGCCGATTATGCGTGCCTTGACCCAACTGCTATCGGAGATGATTGAGTCCGAGGTGCTCAGTGCAATACAGCCTGACCTAACGGACTCCAGCCGGGCCCACAACTGTGGTAGAGCCGCTTCACTCAAGGATTTATCGAGCTACATCGACAATTTGAGGACAGCTAATGGTTTGACGGATCAGTCCAACTAGTACCTCTTAACCACAACGGTTTCTTGGTTGACCTTAACAACCATGGCGCACAATACCCAGCTTGCAGGGTCTAAATAGCATGGATAACTCACAGAATACACAGGAAGCGATCCTGTCTAAAAACACGGCACAGGCTCCTAAAATCAATCCGCTTACCTTTGATGAGGCGGCATTGGCCAGGGTACTAGAACAAAGGTTCAGTGAGCCGGCAGAAAAACCGCAACAGCAGATCATTGAGGAAGACCCAGAGTCCGAGGCCGCGGATGCGGAATCTCAGACCGAGGAAGCGGATCCTACCGCTAACCAAGAGGAAAATCAGGACGAGTCTCCTGAGGATGTTCTTTCTGAACAGAAGACCGAAGACCAAGCCGACGAGGAACCGTCCGGCTACCGCAAGCGCATCGACAAGCTGACTCGCCAGAAGCGTGAGGCCATCGAAAAAGCCGGTGAGCTAGAGCGGGAGCTGAACGAAACCAAGTCCAAGCTGGAGAAGAGCCAAACCGATAGGCCGGTGCCGGTGGTGAATCAAGCCGATCCGTTTGCAGATGTATGGGATGCGAAGAAACTCGATGAAGAGTGGAACAAAGCCCGAGATCTCAAGCGCTGGTGCGAGGATAACATTGACGGCTGCGAAATAGGTGACAAGGAATACAGCTCAAGCGAGATCAAGCAGATCAAGCGGCGCGTAGAAGACGCACTGGATATGCACATCCCGTCGAGAGCCAGGTTCCTGAACAACTACAAGCAGATCCAGCCTATCGCAGAGCAGATCTATCCGTTCTGGAAGGATCGTAGCAGCACACAGTACACCGAGGCGCAGGCAGTGTTGCGGCAGTTGCCACAACTCTCTGCGTTACCGGAGCACCAGGTGCTTGTTGGCGACTTCCTGGAGGGCCGTAGACTGCGTTTGGAGCGTGAATCAGCCAAGGGGAAGCCCTCGGCCAAACTACCGCTTAAAACGGCTCCTAAACAGCCTGGAAAGCCTACGTCGAGTCCCGTTAAAAAGGACAATGCGCAGGCGGACATCGCTGCGGCTAAGTCTCGGTTTTCGAAATCAGGAGGGGAATCTGAATTGGCTCGATTACTAGAACGTATTCTCTGACCTATGCCACTACTCCAACCTAACCAAGTCGGTATCCGCGAGGAACTCGCTGACTACATTGCCATCGTCGACCAGAAGTCGACTCCGTTCGTGTCTATGGCCCCCAAGGGCAAAGACCTCGGGAACATGGTGTTCTCCTGGCAGGTCGACAACTATGCCGCGCCGCTCCCCGGTGGTATCGTTGACGGCACTGACGTGACCTACACTGCCGGCAACCCTGGCAGCCCGGTTAACCCGGTTCCTAACCGTACCCGCCTGAGCAACAATGCCCAGGTGTTCCGAAACGATCTGCGTATCGGATTTGTTGCCAATACTCAGAACGTCGCTGGCGTTGGTGCCGGCGGTGAAATTGCCAACGGTGTTTCCAAGCGTTTGATTGAGCTCAAGCGCAAGATGGAGGCGACCTTCCTTTGCACTAACCAAACCATTCAGAACGACAACGGAACTGTTCCGTATCTGACCAGTTCGCTTGGTAAGTGGCTTTTGACCACTAATTCTGCCGGCACTGGTGCTCCTACAACCACGTTTGCTCCGAATACCGCTGCTGTTGATACTACCGCCTCCGCATCGTTCGTTGAAGCCACTGCTCAAAACGTGCTGACAGGCATCTACAACGCCACCGGCACGTTCCGTGACTACGACGTGTTCTTGGGTGCTACCTTGAAGCGTGCTTTCACCAACCTTACGGCCTCGGGCACAACCCAGGTTGTTAACACCAACACCATTGCTGCTACTAGCGTCCGTACTTTCAATCAGGATCTAGGTGCTGATACTTTTAAGGCGTCAATCGATATTTTCGAAGGCGACTTCGGACGGCTTGTATTACATCCCGACGTATGGATCTCGTCCACTGACGGTTCTGCGTTTACTACCACTGCCTTCAAAGGATACGTGGTCCCGATGGACATGGTTGAGATCCGCTATTCCAAGCTGCCTGAGGTCACTGTGCTGCCCAACAACGGTGGCGGTGAGGGTCGTTTGATTCAGGCCATTGCTGGTCTTTGCGTGAAGAATCCTGCCGGCATGGGTATGTTCAACGGCGCAAGCTAGTCTTTAGTTGTCAAAAGGGGGAGGCTGCTGGAAAGTTCCGGGGGCCTCCCCCATTTTTTGAATCATGTCCAATCCCAACTCCATCTCGACATTCATTGCAAATGCCCTGGACGATCTCCCAGGCGATCTCCGCAACCAGGTGGTCAATGAGTTCAAGTCCGGCTACCGCAAAGAGTGGGTCAATGCTGGCATCCAGCAGCAGAAGATAGCCAAGCAGACCTCCATCAATGACTTCAAGTCGGTCGATGGAATTGGTCGACTTCGAATGCGTGTCGACCCCACTCTGTACCATTATTGGGGCCACAAACTCGGGTACGGCTGTTGGAAGGACTCGCAGTTCCTTCGGGAGATCGAGCGCGACAATCCCGAGGTGCGTGTAAAATGCGGAGGTACTCGCTTGCAAGTTGGTTTCGATGGGGCCAAAAGAAGCAGTCAGAAATTTCCATTATGAATGTTGGATCTAATCGTCAGCTCGCCGGCGAATACGGTGGCCAGTACATCTCCAGCGCATCCGGCACCATAACCGGCAACTTCCAAAGCATCCACGCGCTTGAGATCACCATCCTCGGCGCTACCGTGTCCAACATCACCAACTTCCCTGCTGGCGTGACAATACAGGCTGGCGATGAGATCGCTGGTGTGTGGACCTCAATCGCGATTTCAAGCGGCTCTGTGATAGCCTACAACCGCAAGTACGGCTGATAATGGCACGCCTTGGACTAGGACTAGGACTCGGAGGTCATCATCGCATTGGCGCTGGTGGCATTCCGCCTGATCCTCCCATCGAGCGGCGCGACATCCTTTGCGAAAACGGCGACTACCTGGTCCAAGAAGACGGCGGTCACCTGGTCATCACTTTTGGAACATTCGATTCTCTCCTGGCCGAAAGCGGTGAGTTTTTGGTGCAGGAGGATCTCGGTAAACTCGTCCTAGCAATTTACTAATATGGCAGACCTTAAGATTTCACAACTTGGTTCAATAATCACCGTTGTCCCGGCAACCGATGTGTTGCCCGTGGTTCAAGGTGGAACAACGTATAAAGTCACACCCAACCAGCTCCTTGGAGCCGGCGGCACCGCCAACCTCGCCTCCGCCACCATCACCGGCGCACTGACGGTGGACACCACGACGCTGGTGGTTGATGCGACGAACAATCGGGTGGGTATTGGTACGGCGAGTCCGACTGGTGTTGCTGATTTTCTTAGCGCTGTTATTGGAAACTCCAATGTGCTAACCATTGGAAACAATGAGTACGGAGCCGCGACGTATCTCAACAGCAATTCCGTTTCGCTCACGTTTAATCGCGGCCCGTCCTTCAAGACCGGAGCCGTTGTCTCTTCCAACGTAACAAGCGGAAACCTGTCGGAAGGTTACATTGCGTTTCAGACTTCTACTTCAAATGTGCTTACCGAGCGGTATCGCATTGACAATGTTGGCAACAGCATTTGGTCCGTAGCTGGCTCCACCGCCATGACCCTCAACTCTACGGGGTTGGGCGTGGGGGCGAGTCCGACCGCACCGCTTCATATTTTTAGCTCTGCTACCGGAACTGGTCCAATCACAAACGTCGTTGGAACTTTCCGTGTTGGAGCAGCCGGTCGAGATGTCAGCTTGCAATTCAGTGACACGGTTAACCAAGCCTATGTCACAATGCTTTCCGGTGCGCTATTGTTCGGCGCTGGTGGAGCTACGGAGCGTGTTAGGATCGATGCGAGTGGGCGGTTGCTGGTGGGTAGGACTTCAGCGTTGTCGGCTGAGACGTTTTCTTCTCTTGGATTCGCTCTCGTTGGTGGAGCTACGCATCAGGCGATAATCGGTGAGGCTTCTGGAAATGTATTTGGAGGATCTTTCACAAACACTCCTTTTAGGATTAGAACTAACAACACTGAGGTTGCTCAGTTTGATGCAAGCGGAAACTTTCTTTCTTATCTTACTTCAACTGCTCCTACGCTTTCAACTAATGGAGCAATGGTCTTTAACCTCACCAGCAACACCAACCTCCGCATCTCGGTTCGCGGTACTGATGGCACGACTCGCACAGCCAACATCACTCTCGCCTAATCCCATGATTACCCTCTCTTGGATCATCGAACGCCTTCTCGTTAAGCCCACCGAAGGCACCAACACCGATGTCGTGATTACCGCCGATTGGCGTTGCAACGGCACTGAAACCACTGGCACTGGAGACGACGAGAAGAGCTACAGCGGCACCTGCTACGGCTCCTGCTCGTTCCAACCGCCGACTGGTGAGTTCACTCCTTACGAGGATCTGACGCAGGAACAGGTGCTTGGTTGGTGCTACGCCAATGGAGTCGATAAGACCGCCATTGAGGCGAACGTGACGCAGCAGATCAACGATCAGATCAATCCGCCGGTGGTTACGCTGCCGTTGCCGTGGGTGCCGGTGCCGCCTCCGGTTGTGGTTGCGGAGCCTGTGGTGGTTGCCGATACTTCCGCCGCATGATCAAGATCGAACTCAGCACCGAGCAGGTGAATAGCCTCCTCCAACTCATCGACATTGCCATCAAGGCCGGTGGCTATCAGAACGCTAAGGTTGGCGTTCCTCTGGCAGACATCATCCTCAACGCAGCACAGCCTAACGAGTAATGGAACCAACGAACAGCAGCACCAGCCCTGGACTCAGCCTAGCAGCAGCGGCAGGTGCCACCGCTGTTTCGTTTATTCCAATCCTCACCGACTGGGTAAGGCTTATCACAGCCGTGGTTGGCTTAGTTTGCGCCTGTTACGCCGCATATCGATTATTTAGATCCAAATGAAAAACACAAAAACAACTCTCGCCGGTGTAGGTGCTATACTTGTCGCAGTTGGTGGTGCCTTACGGGCTGCCTTCGACGGTGACGCAAGCACCAACATCGACATCGCCTCGACCATCGCAGCGGTCACCGCCGGCATTGGTTTGATCATGGCTAAGGACGCCACCGAGAAGCCTCTGGTGATCGAAACCAAGCCGTGAACTGGGTCTACCAGATCCTCAAGGCCCTGCTCGACTGGCTCCGCGAAACACCACCCACCGATGTGCAACATGGCCAAGCACCTCAACCCCTCAAGGATGATCTGGCTGCTCGTGTTGCCGATCTGCCTGGGTTGCCAGCAGACGAAGGTGGTCCTGGTCCCTTCCGGTGATCCGGTGATGCTGGCCAAGCCTACA